CTCGATCTTCAACTTCTTGAAGTCGATATTAATTTTTTTACAGAAAACAGTCTACTTTGTATTAAAGATACCTTAGTTACCTTTATATACGAAGAAGTCCCCAAGGAGAAAACACAATGGCATTAAGTTTTAATAAAGCAGCAGGCGGTGCAAAGAAGTCTAGCATCAATTCTTACTCTTATCGTGATGGAGACAATGAAGTTCGTCTCGTAGGTGACGTTCTTGCACGATACGTCTACTGGCTGGAAGGTAAAAATGGAAAAAACATTCCTTTTGAGTGCCTTTCATTTGATCGCAACGAAGAGCGATTCAATAATAAAGAAAAAGATTGGGTTCGTGAGTACTACCCCGATCTCAAGTGTGGCTGGAGCTACGCAATGCAGTGTCTTGACCAAGGAGAGGTCAAAATTATTAATTTGAAGAAAAAGCTTTTTGAAGCAATTCTTACTGCTGCAGAGGACCTGGGCGATCCAACTGATCCAGAGTCTGGCTGGGACGTTAAGTTCAAGCGAGTCAAGACTGGCCCCTTGCCCTATAATGTAGAGTACCAATTGCAAGTACTTAAGTGCAAGCAGCGGGCTCTTACAGAAGCAGAGCTAGAAGCTATCTCAGATTTGAAATCAATGGATGATGTTATGCCTCGCCCAACTCCGGATGCCCAAAAAAACCTTCTTGATGAAATTCGAGAAGAGGCTTCTGGCGATATGGATGAAGCACTTGAAGCTGAGTTCAAAATGTCATGATTCTATTTACGGCAGACTGGCATATAAAGCTAGGTCAAAAAAATGTTCCACGTGAGTGGGCACTCAACCGTTATAAATTATTTTTTGAGCAGATTCATTCTCTTGAAACCCAGTGCAACATGCACATTATAGGTGGAGACCTTTTTGACCGTCTGCCGAACATGGAAGAGTTGGAGCTTTACTTCTCGTTTATTCGGGAAGTAAAGATTCCAACTATTATCTATGACGGTAATCACGAAGCTACAAAAAAGAACAAAACATTTTTTACGCAGCTAAAACAAGTAAGTAGAGATATAAATCCTTTAGTAAAGATAGCTGACATTTCTTACTATGATAGTGATTTCGGATTTAGTATTCTTCCTTACGCAGACTTACATCGACCAGAAAGTATTGAAAAATTTGTACAGACAAAACCACTTTTTACTCATGTACGAGGCGAAATACCTCCCCATGTCAAGCCAGAGGTGGACTTAGACAGGTTTGAGGATTTTCCTATCGTATTTGCAGGGGACTTACACTCTCATAGTAATACTCAAAGAAACATTGTGTATCCCGGGTCTCCAATGACTACTTCATTTCATAGAACAGAGGTAAAAACAGGATATATTTTAATTAATCCCAATAACTGGAGTTGGATGTGGGAGCCTTTTGAACTACCACAGCTTCTTCGTAAAACAGTGTCAGACCCCAGTGAGATGATACCTACAGATTACCACCACACAATATATGAAGTAGAAGGAGATATGCAAGAGCTTGCAAGTGTAAAAAATAGTGAGCTTTTAGATAAGAAAGTAATTAAAAGAAACTCAGAAACAAGTCTAGTAATAGATAAAGATATGAGTATACAAGATGAGCTAGTAGAATACTTGGCTTACATATTAGAAATACCCGAAAACAAAATACCAGAAATAGTAGGTATATTTAATGATTACTCTTCAAAAATTGAGCTGGAGTAACTGTTTTAGTTACGGTCCAGATAATGAATTAAACTTAGCAGAAAATACAGTAACCCAGTTAGTAGGCACTAATGGTATGGGCAAATCTTCTATACCTTTAATAATAGAAGAAGCTCTCTATAACAAAAACTCAAAAGGGATTAAAAAAGCAGACATTCCTAACAGGTATATAAATAATGGGTATCATATTCACCTTACGTTTACTAAAGATTCGCGCTCGTATGATGTTATCATTGATCGCAAATCAAATATTAAATTACGTTTGCTCGAAGATGGAGAAGATATTAGCTCGCATACAGCTACTAACACCTACAAGACACTCCAAGATATTATTGGGATCGACTTCAAAACATTCTCCCAGCTCGTATATCAAAACACTAGCAGTAGCTTACAGTTTCTTACTGCAACAGATACTAATCGCAAGAAATTTCTTATAGACCTATTACATTTAGAACATTATGTAAAGTTATTTGAATTATTTAAAGAGGAATCAAGAAGGGTTTCTTTAGACATAACTGCACATGAATCTAAGGTTGCAACAATAGAAAAATGGTTACACGATAACAAATTGAGTGATACATCCATACTGCCTCTCAAAAAAATTTCAATCGACACGGAAGAAGATGAAAAGGAGTACGCTGCCTTAACAATGGAAATTGAAAATATTTCCGAAAAAAATAAAAAAATCTCAAAAAATAATAGTCTAAAAAACTTATTAAATGAAATAGATTTAGACAGCGCCAGAAATTGTAAAATTACAGGCAAAGTATCTTATGATGACTTACAAGTAGAGGCGGGAAGTCTCAACGGGGTCGTAGCGGGGTCTAAAAAACTTTTAGATAAATTGAATAAGCTAGGAGACCACTGCCCAACGTGTGAGCAAGATGTTGACTCTAAGTTCAAAGAGAGTCTGATTGTAGCAGAATCAAGAAAAATTTCAGAAGCAAGGGAAAGACAAGATGAAATTAACAGAAGAATATCAGAAATTAAACGAGACAATGCAGAATACGACAACGCTCAAAAGGTTGAAAGAGACTGGCAAGAAATTTATAGAAGTATTGATAGAACTTTACCAGTGGCCCTCTTGGATCAAAACGAGCTCGAAAGCCGCTTGGAGCGAGTACGAGTTAAGCTGGTTTCAGCAAAAGAGCAGTTGGAGACGGCAGCGAGAGATAACGAAAAGATTACAAAGCGCAACACAAGAATTCAAGTAATTCTTGAACAAACCGAAGAGTTTTTAAAACAACTCGAAGAAGAGCAAGATTTTTTAAATTCTTATCAAAATACAGCAAATAATTTAGAAGTATTAAAAAAAGCATTTAGTACAAACGGGTTGCTCGCTTACAAAATAGAAAATTTAGTAAAAGAGCTAGAAGAATTAGTAAATACGTACCTAGGAGAATTATCAGACGGAAGATTCACACTAGAGTTTGTTGTTAGTAATGATAAGCTTAATGTTCAAATCACCGACAACGGCAGTATTGTAGACATACTTGCTTTGTCAAGCGGTGAATTAGCAAGAGTTAATACTGCTACTCTTATAGCTATTCGTAGACTTATGAGTAGTATTTCAAAGTCACGAATCAATATTCTTTTTCTAGATGAAGTAATTAACGTATTAGATGAAACAGGCAGAGAAAAACTTGTAGAAGTTCTTTTACAAGAAAATTTAAACACTTATGTTGTAAGTCACGGATGGACACATCCTTTACTAGACAAAATCGAAGTAGTAAAACGGGAAAATGTGAGTGCCCTTGAATGAATCGACTAGCAGCACAAAGAAGAATGTGGTTATTAGTTAAAGCAAAAGAGAAGGAATTAAAAGATGAGAGAGCTCGATTTGAGAGAAATATTAGAGGGGATGATGTCGAATTATTTGAAAGGGAAAATTCAATATCACCAAGCAAACATAGAGATACTTCTTAGAAACCCCGCAGGTGTAGGAGAGCACTCCGATGTTATGGAGTGTATCGAAACAGAGCTAGGAAAGGTAGCGGAGTATAAAGAGAAGTTAGATGTTTTAGAGGAAGTAGCTCTACATGGTTGATAGCAGGGCAAAAGGAGCAAGAGGAGAATACTTAGTTCGAGATCTATTACGAGAGCGTACTAATCTTCAATTTGAAAGAGTTCCCGCGTCGGGAGCCTTAGAGTATCTAAAAGGGGATTTATATCTTCCTCACGAAAAAAATAGATTTTGTATAGAAGTAAAAAATTACTCTGAATCCCCTCTTACAGATAAAATATTTACAGCCACTCGAACAAACAATTTAATTCGTTGGTGGACAAAATTGCTTCAACAGGCTGCAAACGGTAATCAAGAGCCTTTATTATTTTTTAAATATAATCGCTCCCCAGTATTTGTAGTTACGGAGATTCCTCCCGAAGAAACAAAAGAGTATATGTTTATATGTTTTTTGCAATGTTTTGTATTACTGGCAGAAGAGTGGTTAGAGAGAGAAAACATAGGATTTATCAATGGCATTTAATTTTAATCAAAAAATTAATGATGAGCCTTCAACACTAATAGTAGACGCACTAAACTTGGCTTTCAGGTGGAAACACCAAGGCAGAACAGATTTTAGATATGATTTTCAAAAAACAGTACAAAGTTTAGCAGAATCATATAGGTGCAAGTCTGTAATTATTGCAGCAGATTGGGGATCTTCATCATATAGAAAAGTAATTTATCCTGAATACAAACAAAATCGAAAAGAAAAATTTGCAGATCAAACGGAAGAAGAGCGTATTGCTTTCGAAGAGTTTTTCTTAGAGTTTGAAGCGTCTCTGGAGGTATTACGAGAAGACTTTTTAGTTCTTCGATATCAGGGCGTAGAGGCTGATGATATAGCCGCTTACTTAGTAAAATACAAAGACAGGTTTCAACTAGGCAATATATGGCTTATTTCAAGCGATAGAGACTGGGATCTATTAATACAAGAGGGGGTAAGTAGATTTTCATATGTAACGAGGAAGGAAGTTACGATAGAAAATTGGAATACGCATTATAATGTTACTCCAGAAGAAT